CCGCGGCGCGAATTTTTTTCGCAAAATGAAATTTTTTAAGGGGGTGATTTTATGGCAGGCAGGCCTTCAAAACCGGTTCAGCTGATAAAACTGGAAGGAAACAAAGATCGGCGGACAAAAGCCGAATTGGAATACAGGGAAAAAATGGAAAAATCGCTATACACCGGGATTAACTTCAAAGAATCGCCTGCCGTGAAATCCGACCCTGTCGCACACAAGGAATTTTTGCGGCTGAAGAAACTTTACAAAAATATCCAATTCGTCGATGGCCTGGACGAGCAGATCATCAACCGCTACTGTCTGATGGTTAGCGAGGAGAAGGGGCTACTCGGCGTGATCGAACAGGTCAAACAGGACATCGACCAGGCAGACGATCAGGAGACCCGATCCGAGCTGTATAAAACGTATTCGAACATCTTGAACAAATTGAACAAGACCCGGGATATGCTTATGAAAATCGAAGATCGACTGTTTTTGAACCCAGCGGCCCGGATTAAGTCTATCCCGAAGAAGCCGCCGGAGGAAGAGAAAGAGTCGCCGATGGCGCAATTCCTGAAACGACGTGGTTCTCATGCGACATGATAAACGACGAGCGCTTGAACCGATCGAATTCATTCAGATGTTGCACGCCGTCGACGACTTCTATGGTCAGCCTTTTAAACTTTTGAACTGGCAGCATGAAGTGCTTTGGGATGTTTACGGGACCGTGAATGATCAGGGGTACCGGCAATATCGGTTTGCATATCTGGAGATCCCAAAGAAAAACGGGAAGACGTCTTTAATTGCAGCTATTGCACTTTATCATCTATCTTGTGATGGACCAGGCGGGCAAATTTATTGCTGCGCAGCGGACCGCGGCCAGGCGGAATTGGTGTATAAGGCGGCCGTTGGGATGATCGAACAAGATGAGGCTTTGCAAGAAATTCTTATTGTTCGGGATAGCCGCAAAGAGATTCAAAACAAGGAAACCGGAACATTCCTCAAAGTTCTTTCAGCCGAAGCCTATACTAAACACGGCTTGAACCCGACGGTGGTCATTTTCGATGAGCTTCATGCACAACCGAACCGCGACCTTTGGGATGTTATGACGTTTGGCGCCGGTGCCGCCCGGAAGGAACCGCTGTGGTGGGTGATCACGACAGCTGGCGATGATCCGGATCGGACTTCGATCGGTTGGGAGATTCATGAATACGCCAGAAAGGTCCGGGATGGAGAGCTGCATGATCCGACTTGGTATGTAAAGATTTATGCAGCTGATGAGGACGATGATATTTTCGACGAACGCACCTGGTTTAAGGCCAATCCGAGCCTTGGCCATACCATTTCCATAGAGGCAGTGAGACAAGAGGCGTTAGCCGCCCGAAACAGCGAGGCGAGCGAACGCCTCTTTCGTTGGTTACGGCTTAACCAATGGGTTTCGCTGAAAAAAACTGGATGGTTGCCGCTTACACTTTGGGATGATACGAACGGGAAATGGGATCTGGCAGAATTGATCGGTAAGAAATGTTATGTCGGTCTGGACCTTTCCAGCACAACGGATATCACGGGGGCCTGCTACTTGTTCCCACCGCAGGAAGGTTTTTCGGAATGGCGGGCGATTTTCGAAGCCTGGATTCCGGAGGACAATATGAAAGAGCGGGTGGAACGAGATAAAGTTCCATACGATCGTTGGGTGAATCAGAAACATTTGGTGGCTACTCCGGGAAATGTGGTGGATTATGATTTTGTTGAAAATCGGATCATAGCAACAAGCAAACAATACAAAATTCAAACGATCGGGGCGGACCCGTGGAATAGCCGGATGCTGACCCAACGATTAATGAAAGCGGGATTGGATGTGATTGAGATTCCGCAAGACATGAAAAACTTAAGCCCGGCGATGAAAACCATTGAACGGTTTTTGAAAAGAGGATATTTGACACACGAAAAGAATCCGGTTGCCCGCTGGTGCTTTGGTAATGTGCATGTTGCTGTGGACGGAAACGAAAATATTAAACCGATGAAAAACAAATCAACCGATCGGATTGACTTGCTGGTCGCCATGGTGATTGCCATGGCGACTGCAATGATCTATGAAAAAATCGATATCAATGTCTCCGAATTTGCCGAGAAAGATTTCCTGAAACGGCTGTGGGGATAAAAGGAAGGGGGTGAAACGAAGTAATGGGCTGGAGAGATAGAATTTCGCGTTTCCTGGGCTTGGAAAAAAGAGAGACGCCGATCTATGTGCTAAATGAAAATGACCGGGAGCTTTTGGAACTGTTGGGCATTTCGATTGATGAAGTGAATGTCCGGGGCAAAAACTCTCTGAAGGTTTCGACTGTGTATGCTTGCATCAAAATATTGGCCGAAAATCTTTCTATGCTTCCGATCAAGTTCTACCAGGAAGATGAGAAAGGGATAAAAAAGGCGACCACACACTATTTATACAATTTGATGCGTCTGCGGCCCAATCCGTATATGTCTACGCATGATTTTATGAGCGTCGTCGAGGTTCAGCGGAATATTTATGGAAACAGTTTTGTGAATATTGAATTCGACAGCAAAGGGAAGGTCGTTGGGTTGTGGCCGGTTGATGCGAACCGGGTTACGATTTATGTCGATGATGTTGGTCTCATCAGTTCCAAAAACAATCTTTGGTATGTGGTCGAAGCCGGAACCGAAAGAATCAAGCTGTCCCCTGAAGAAATCTTGCATTTCAAAAGCAGTGTAACCCTCGATGGAATCGTTGGCATTCCGCCGCTTGAATGCCTGAAGGCGGTGGAAAATGCGGCATCGGCTGAAAAATTTATCAACAATTTTTATAAACAGGGCTTACAGGTGAAAGGGATCGTTCAGTATGTTGGTGATTTGAACAATGAAGCAAAACAGCAATTCCTTGAAGAATTTGAATCGATGTCCAGCGGACTGAAAAACAGCCACCGGATCGCGCTCATGCCTATTGGCTATCAATTTGTCCCGATGAGCCTAAGCATGCATGACGCGCAATTCCTGCAAAATACGGAATTGACCATCCGGCAGATCGCTACAGCGTTTGGCGTGAAAATGCATCAGCTGAACGATCTGTCCAGGGCGACGCATACCAACATCGAACAGCAACAACTAGATTTTTACACATCGACGTTGTTGCCCATTTTAACGATGTACGAGCAGGAAATGACGTACAAGCTCCTGCTGGATTCTGAAATCGAAAAGGGTTATTACATCAAATTTAATGTCGATGTCATTTTGCGGGCCGATTTGAAAACCCGGTATGAAGCATATCGGACCGGCATCCAAGGCGGATTCCTCAAGCCAAATGAGGCCCGCGCAAAAGAGGATTTACCGCCAGAGGAAGGCGGAGATCAACTGCTGGTAAATGGGAATATGTTGCCCATTGCCAAAGCCGGATCCGCTTACTTGGAAGGGGGTGATCAAGATGGGAAAGGAAATGAACAAGACGCCGGAGACGTCGGGAATGGCGAAGGAAACGATGAGGGAAATGATGAAAGAGACGACGAAGGAAATCCGGACGATTCCGGTGGCGATTGAGATTCGTGCAGCAAAAGAAAACGAGGGCGAAGAAACACGCACGATTGCCGGCGCGATCAAATATCACACCGAAAGCGCCGAAATGCGTGACATTTACAACGATACGATTGTTGAAGAAATCGCGAAAGGCGCTTTCGATGAAAGCCTGAAAACCCGGGATGTGGTCGCGCTTTGGTCTCATGATACAAGTCAAGTTTTGGGGAGCACCAAAAGCGGGACGCTCAGGCTGGAAAATACGGATAAAGAATTGCGTTTTGAATTGGATGTTCCGAATACGGCCGCCGGAAACGATGCCTGGGAGCTGATCAAACGCGGCGATGTGGATGGTGTTTCCTTTGGAATGAGGGTGACTAAAGATAAATGGTCCAAAGAGGACAGGAATGGGAAGAAAGTATACAAACGAACCGTCCTAAACGCTGAACTTTTCGAAATCAGCCCGGTTGCCTTCCCGGCATATCCGGCAAATGAAGTCAGCGTCCGTTCGTTGGAGGAATTCAAAAAAGAGCAAAAACGGGCGGAGGATGAAATCAAAAAACGAAAACTCTTGCTGGAATTAGAGCTGATATAACAGCTCTTTTTTTAATTTCAAAAAAATTTTTTAGGGAGGAATCAAGATGAAAAAGGAAATTCGCGAACTGTTNGATCAACTCGAAAAAAAGAAGGCGGAAGTGCGTTCTCTTTTGAGTGAGGACAAGGTCGAAGANGCAGAAAAACTGATGGATGAAGTCCGTGAATTGCAAAAGAAAATCGAAATTCAAAAGGCTTTGGATGAAGATGAGGCACGGAATTTGGACAATGGAGTTGCTATTAATCAAGGAGATGTCGCCCAAACCCGTGAAGATTCGGAACTGGAAAAGGAATATCGACAAATTTTCTTAAAAGGGCTGCGCCGGCAAAAAATTTCCTCGGAAGAACGGAGCGTCATTGCGGAATATGAAAAACGCGCACTCATGCATGAGGGTGGCGTAAGTGGCCAAACGGATGGAGATTCTTCTTTGATTATTCCACAAGATATTCAAACCCGGATCAATGAAGTGCGCCGTCAATTCATCGATCTGTCGCAATATGTCACGGTGGAAAGTGTTACGGCCCTTTCCGGATCCCGGGTAATTGAAGTGGATGCTGAATATACGCCGTTCCCGGTTGTGGAAGAATATGGCGAGCTTCAAGAAGTTGATAATCCGAAATTCCGGCCTATTACTTACCATGTGAAAAAGCGCGGTGGTATTCTCCCGCTTACCAATGAACTTCTGGCCGATAATGACCAAAACCTGATGAACTATGTCTCGAATTGGATTGGGAAAAAAGCGGTCGCCACTGAAAATTTCCTGATCCTCGGGAAATTGAACGAGATGACGAAGCAAGGGCTGGCCAATTTTGACGACATTCGTCATGTCTTGAATGTGGCGCTTGATCCGGCGATCGCTTTGACGAGTGTCTTTTTGACCAACCAAGACGGGTTCCATTATCTCGATGGGTTGAAAGATGGGAACGGCCGCTACCTTTTGGAAGAAGACATTACCCAGCCTGGCCGGAAACAGATCAAGGGCCGCCAGGTTATCGTGGTTCCGAACCGCATTTTGCCGACGGATACTGCGAACAATAAGGCGCCGGTCATTGTTGGCGACTTGAAGCAATTGCTTGTACTCTTCAGACGCAGATTCTATGAATTGGCTTCCACCAATGTCGGTGGTGACGCATGGAGACGCGATACGACTGAATTGCGTGCGATCATGCGCCATGACATCACGTTCTGGGATAATGATGCCGCGGTCTTTGGCCAAATCGATCTGACCCCGGTGGTGTAATAGGGCGGGATTTTACCGCCCTTTTTCCATAAGGCGGTGATGAGAGATGATTGTTTCTTTGGAAGAAGCCAAAGACTGGCTCCGGATTGATGGGGACTATGACAATTCAATAATCAAGATGTTGATCGGATCCGCGGAGTCATACCTGAAAAATGCCACCGGCAAAAATTTTGATTCAAGCAACAACCTGGCAAAACTTTTCTGCTTGGTTTTGGTCGCGGATTGGTATGAGAACCGGGACCTAATCGGCCAAAGAGCGAGTGACAAAGTGAGATATACGATTCAATCCATGCTTGCCCAGTTGAAATATGCGCCGGATTCCGATTCCGGAGGTGAAACGGATGAAGTACAAAGTGGTGAAACGGTTCCGGGATAAATTTTCCATGGAAGTTTATGACGTGGATTCCGTTTATGAAACGAATGATAAAAAGCGGGCCGAATTTTTGAGAAAAGAGGGATTCATCGGCGCGGAAATCAAAGAAAAGAAGAGCAAAAAGGATGAAAAATCATGAATCCCGGGGATCTGCGGCACCGAATCACTTTTCAGCAGAAGACGAAACAACAAAATGATTACGGGGAAGAAATCGAAGAATGGGTTGACGTCAAAACGGTTTGGGCAAGCGTGAATCCATTGACGGCCCGGGAGTTTTTTGCCGCAGAAAAGATGAACAGCGAAGTTTCGCACAAAATCAACCTTCGTTACATTCCGGGATTCAAAATCACGACGGACGTGCGGGTGAAATTCGGAGATCGGATCTTCGAACTTGTCGGCCCGCCGATCAATTTCAAGGAAAAAAATGCGGAGTTGCAGCTCCTATGCAAGGAGTTGGTCAAATGAGTATCAGGTTTAAAGTCGAAGGCATGGATAAGCTTCAAAAAAAGCTAAAACAGCTGGGCGATGTGCCGCAAAAATATGTCACTCAATCATCGAGAAAGGCCATGAGAATCGCTTTAAACGCGGCCAAGCAAAATGCACCGGAAGATACCGGTGAACTGAAGCGTGGAATCATCATGGTCGGCGAGCGCTCCCGGGTGAAAGGAAAGAAAGTGTATCGGATTGTGTTCGACCGGTCCAAGAATGACATTTTCCAAAAGAAGGATGAGAATGGAAATGTCATTGCATACTACCCGGCATCACAAGAATACGGATTCTTTACCCGGAACGGAAAATATATTCCGGGGTACCATTTCCTCGAAAAGGCTTTGACCGGGAACGCGAAAAAGATCGAAAAGACGATCGTGGACGAGATGCTGAAGCGCATCGAAAAGGCCATGAAAGGGTGACGGTCGGGTGGAAAAAGCGTTGCGTCATGAATTGAATCAGATTCCGGAAATCGCCTATAAAATTTTTCCGACCAACGCCCCGAAGGATAAGGAACCGCCGTATTTGGTCTATATCTTGTCACGTTTTTCGCAGACCAAAACACTTACCGAGATCAAAAACAATATTGAAGCAAGTTATATCCTGAACATTTTGGCCGAAAGTTACACACAGATGAAAGAATTGACTCAGGAGGTCCGAAGTGCCGTTGTTTCATTTCTCGGAAGAGAAATTGGGACAGACGGCATTTTCGTTTCGGACTTGGTGGTAAATAACATTTCGGAAACCTATGAATCGGAACTCGGTTTATACCGGGGGATAATTGATATCACATTTTGGTATAAGGAGGAGTAAACCATGGCAGAAAGAGCGATTGGGACGAAGCTGAAAAAAGGCACGACTGTCATTGGAGAACTGACGTCTATCGGCGGTTTGGAACTTTCGGCAGATACGTTGGATACGACGACTTTGGATAGTGACGGCGGGTACCGTACATTCATTGGTGGGTTTAAAGATGCAGGCGAAGTGTCAATCAGCGGCTATTTCAACCCACAACATCACAAGGGCCTCTATGATGATTTCGAAGCAGGAACAGAACAACAATATACGATTGAATTTCCGCCTCAAATAGGTGCGAAATGGGAGTTTAAAGCGGTTGTGACAGGGTACTCTACCAGTGCGGAATTAGAAGATTTGATCGGTTTTGAAGCGACTCTCAAAGTGAGCGGGAAACCGACGCTGACGGTTTCGCAAGATTCTTGATGGCTAGGCGTTTAGCCTAGCTTTTCTCTTTTTCATATTTACTCGGGAATGTTGAAGGAGGATAAAGAACGATGAGCATGGTTTTCATTCCTGTTGAACTGGACAAACCCAGAAAAATCGTTTTTGGCTGGGGTGCGTTGAAATTGTTCAAAAAAATCTATGGAAAAAGTTTGTTCAAAGTTGATTTTGATAATGAGGACATTGAGGATATAGTACCGCTCGTTTTTTATTGCGGACTTGCTCACGAGGATCCGGAATTGACTGTTGAACGTGTTACTCAATTGATAGATGAAAACCTCGGATTAAAAGGCGCCCTAGAAATTATGGATAAAATCATGTCCGAATTAGCTGACGAAGAGGATGGCGTAAAAAACGGAGCGATGGCGGCAAAAAAGAAGAAATAGATCCTGATGTTGACATCGAGGATGAGGCTTTCAAAACTGCCGCCAAAATGGGAATGTCGATCGCAGAATTTGAACGGATGTGGCCAAAGGAATTTTTTCTTTATGTGCAAGGCTACAACGAACGCAAAAAAGACGAGGCGATGGAGAGAATCGCCCAGGCATATATCACTGCCCAGTGGACGGCGCAGGCGTTTGCAGGAAAAAGGCTTCCGGATTTGGACAAGGTCCTGAAAAAAGTGGAACAGGCCGCAAAGCCAAAACAAATGAGCGATCGGGATATGCTGGCTGAAGTAAAACGGATCAATGCGATGTTTGGCGGCACGGTGAAACGCGAATCCCCGGGGAAAGGAGGGGAATAGATGGCGGGCCATACAAATCTAATCATTCGGGGCGGCGCTGACTTCTCGGGCGTCAAAAAAGAATTGGCCAAGACTCAGGAGCAGCTGCAAAACTTTCAAAACAGGGTAAACAATACATTTAAGAAAATCGGCTCCATCATCGCCACTGTTTCGCTGGCGAAGTTTGCCAAAGACAGCGTAAACATGGCCAAAGACGTTGAGGCGAGTCTTGGCCAAATTCAAAGGCTCATGGGGGACAGCGCCGACGAATTCCTGAATTGGGCTAATACCCAAGCAAAAGCCTATAATATGTCCAAAGCCGAAGCTTATAAATATGGATCAGTTTTCGGCAACCTAATCAGTACATTTTCGAATAGCACAAAACAAACTGCAAAATACACGGAAGATCTACTGAAAACCGCTGCTATTGTGGCAAGCGGAACGGGTCGGACGATGGAAGATGTCCTGGACCGGATCCGCTCTGGGTTGTTGGGTAACACGGAAGCTATTGAAGATTTGGGCATCAACGTAAATGTTGCCATGCTCGAATCTACGGAAGCTTTCCGGCAATTTGCAAACGGGAAATCGTGGAACCAACTTGATTTCCAAACCCAGCAACTCATACGGTACTTTGCAATACTGGAACAAGCAAGCACGAAATTCGGCGATACGGTGGCGAATAATACGGCCAACAGGCTTGCGCAATTCAACGCAACACTTTCCAACATCAAATTGAACATCGGGAACGCTTTGATGCCGGTATTGAACGCTGTTCTACCGGCTCTTTCTGCGTTTGCGGCCAAAGTCGAAGCCATCACAGCGAAGATAGCACTATTTTTTCAGGCCTTATTTGGCAAGGGCGCTGTCAAGCAAGCCAAAGTCCAGTCCCAAGCTGTAAAACAACAAACATCTACAGTATCTAGCCTGGGCGGTGCTTTTGGCGGTGCTTCAAAAGCTGCAGAAAAAGTTGCAAAAGCTACTGGTAAAGCAGCAAAAGCAACAGAAAAATTAGCGAAAGCTCGGAAGAAAGCCTATACCCAGCTTGCCGGATTTGATGAAATCACCAATATCAAGACATCGGCAGCCGCCGATTCTGGTGGATCCGCATCTGGTGGTTCAGGCGGCGGTGGCGGCGGCGGTGGCGGCGGTGGCGGCGCAACGACAGTCAGCGCTCCAGTATTGGACACAAGCGGATTCGACAATTCGGTCGGTAAAATTCCAAAACGGATCCAAGAGATGGCCAACAAAGTGCGGGCTATCTTTTCTAATTTGAAGAACTTCATCAAAAAGAATAAGGACGAAATCGTTGCGACGCTCGCCGGTTTGGCTGCCGCTTTTTTGACATATAAGATCATCGCGAACTGGACCAAAATGGCCATGGGTTTGCAAAAAGCGTTCCAGGCTTTGAAATTGGCCTTCATGGGAATATCCGTTCCCGCTCTGGCTGTCGCCGCGGTGGTCGGTCTTCTTGTCGGCGCCATTGTCTATCTATGGCGGACAAACGAAGATTTCCGTAAGAAAGTGATCGGCATTTGGAATGCCATAAAATCCGCCATCGGACAAGCTGTGGATGCAATTATCAAATTCGTTGGAGATATGGTCTCCAAAATTCAAAAATTTTGGCAAGAAAACGGGGCTATGATCTTGCAAGCGGCCGAAAACATCTTTAATGGCATTGTCGCAGTCATCCAATTTGTCGCGCCCGTTGTTATCGCTATTGTGAAATCACTCTGGGAGAACGTCAAAGGACTTATCAGCGGCGCTTTGGATGTCATCCTTGGCCTGATCGAATTTTTCGCTGCGCTTTTCACCGGGAATTTTTCGGAAATGTGGGAAGGCGCAAAGCGTGTATTCAAGGGTGCGGTAAAAGCGATTTGGAACCTTATGAATTTAATGTTCTTCGGTAAGATTTTCGGCGGCATTAAGGAATTGGCGGTCAAAGGTGTTGCAAATCTTAAAGGATTCGCCGGTGGCGGGAAGAAAGTCTTTGAAACGTTCTCCGGGGCGATTAAGAAAATTGTTGATGGGGCATACAACATTCTGAAGTCGATTGCGACAGGAATATACAACACGTTTATTAAGCCCATTGGAAATTGGCTGAAATCAAATCTCAAACCGGCTTTTGAATCGGTTTTTAATGCCGTAAAGACAATTGTCAACGGGGCATGGAATACTTTAAAAACGGTTGCATCCTACATTAAAAATAATTTTGTGAAGCCGATCGGTGATTGGTTGAAAAATAACCTCAAGCCTGCGTTCGATACTGTTTTCAACGGAATTAAAACCGTTGTAAACGGAGCCTGGAACACTTTGAAGACCGTCGCTTCCTACATCAATAATAATTTTGTGAAGCCGATCGGAAACTGGTTGAAGTCCAATCTCAAGCCGGCTTTTGACTCGGTCTTTAATGGGATTAAATCTGTCGTCAATGGGGCCTGGAGCACGATCAAAAAGGTCGGATCAAATATTTACAATGGCTTCATAAAACCGGTTGCGAATTGGCTATATGCCAATCTGAAACCGGCCTTTTCAAATGTTTTCAATAGCGTGAAATCGGTCGTCAACAGCGCATGGGGAACAATCAGAAATGTTGCTGGCTGGATCCAAAGCAGACTCAGCAGCGTGGTTTCATTCGTATCCGGAACCTTCAAATCAGGCTGGAGTAAGGCATGGTATGGCGTGAAATCGGTATTCAGCTCCATATTCAAGGGTCTGGAAAGCATTGTAAAAAGGCCGCTTAATGCAATAATTAATGCAATTAACTATGTAATTGGAGGATTGAACAAAATTTCGGTCACAATTCCGAAATGGGTGCCGGGGATCGGTGGGAAAAAATTCGGAGTGAACATCCCGAAAATCCCGCATCTCGCCCAAGGCGGTTATGTCGGTGCGAATAATCCAATGCTCGCCATCGTCGGTGATAACCGGACCGAGGGAGAAATCATTGCGCCGGAATCGAAAATCTATGAACAAACGTTCCGCGCCGTGTCCGACGCTTTACGGCAATACGGCGGCGGGAACCTGGAATTGACCATCAACCTTGGTTCCACTCGTATTTTCCACGAAATCATAAATGGCATAAATGCTGCACAGAAACAAGCGGGTAGGACTTTGATCAATGTGTAGGTGGTGCGTATGCTCAAAATTAATGGGGTAGCAATCGCTACCCCGAAATCTTTTAAGGTTGACATCATGGATTTGGACGGAGAAAGCAAGAGAAACGCAAGAGGCGAGCTAATTCGTGACAGAATCGCTGTGAAGCGAAAGATCGAATGCGAGTGGCCGCCTCTTTCTATGTCTCAAATATCAACGATTTTAAAAGCAGTGCAAAGTGTATTTTTTCAAGTTGAGTATCCAGATCCAATGGAAGGAAAAAACGTCACGAAAACCTTTTATGTTGGTGACCGTTCCGCTCCCATGTATCGAAACAGAAATGGCACCATTCTTTGGGAAGGTTTGTCCATGAATTTTATTGAGAAATAAAGGAGGGTTGGCTATGTATAGTGTCTCTCAAAACTTCAAGAATGCGATCATGAGTACCTCGAGGATCCTGAAAGCGAAAGTGCTCATCAATAGTAGAGAATATGACGAATCCTACATCGTTGAAATGAATTACGAAGATACATCCAACCCTTCCGGATCGTTTGAAATCGGAACGGTCGCATCGGCGACCTTGAACCTTTCGGTTGTCGGTGTCAACGAAGTCTTTGAAACTGCAACAATCAAACCTTACATTGGTTTAGATTTAAACGGAACCGTCGAGTATGTTCCGCTCGGCGTTTTCTATTGCGATCAAGTTGAGCGGAAAAAAGATGTGGTTACGCTGACATGCTATGACGGCATGATCAAGCTGGAAAAGGCGTATTTCTCCGATTTGACATATCCGGCTACCATTACGGCTGTCATGAATGAAATCTGCACCAAAGCCGGGATCCAATTCACCGGAACGCTGCCGAATTATTCCTTTTCCAAAAAGCCGGAAGGTTACAAATTTAGGGGAGTCGTGGCATTCATTGCCCAAATGTGCGGTGGGTTCGCAAAGTTTGACCGGGATGGAAAACTGCGCATCAAGTCGTATACAACCACATCGGAAACCATCACGGCCGATCACTATATGGACGATGGTTTTTCGAAGAAGAAAGACGCTGTTTTCCGGATCGACAAAATCACTTGTCAAACAGGAGAAAATACAATCTCGAAAGGAACGCTTTCGGCTGGTGGAAGTGAAGTCCAATTCGAGAATCCGTTCATGACCGATGGGATCATGACGGATATCTACAACAAGCTGAAAGGGTTCCAGTATCTGCCGGTATATTTGAAATTCGTTGGCAATCCGGCTTATGAAGTCGGGGACATCGTGACACTGGTCACTGTCGACGATGAAATTATTCAGATCCCGATCATGGTGAACAAATTGGCTTTTTCCGGCGGGTTGACGGGCGAAATTGAATCTGTCGGGGAAACGGAGAATAGCAATCAGTTTGATTCGAGCGGATCCCTGACGAATAAGGTTGAGCGTGTCGTCTATGAATTGGCTTTTATCAACGAGGCGTTGATTAACAAAGCAACAATCGAAGACCTGGAAGCGACGAACGCTGAAATAGAAAATTTGAAGGTGTCCAAAGCAGATATTGAGGATTTGAACGCGGTTAATGCTACCATTCAGAATCTTCAAGCCAATAAAGCGGACATAGAAGATTTGAATGCTGCAAACGCCCGCATCGACAACCTCGAAGCGACGAAAGCTGATATCGACGACTTGGATGCTACTAATGCAAGGATCGATAATCTCGAAGCTACAAAAGCAAACATTACCGATCTCGATGCGGTGAACGCAGCGATTCAAAATCTCCAGGCGGAAAAAGCCAATATCACCGATCTTAACGCGACGAATGCACGCATAGACAATTTAGTAACGAATGATTTGACCGCGATCAACGCAGAAATCACGAATCTCAAGGCGGGGAAGGCTAACATCACCGACCTTAATGCTACCAATGCAAGAGTCGGTGCACTCGAAGCCGACGTTGGCTCAATCAATACCCTCTTGGCCGGCAACCTTGGCGCCGAAAACTTCCGCGCCGGTGCTATTTATGCCGGGTCCGGTGTTATTGCCGAAGGTGCCATCGGAAATGCAGAAATTTCCAATCTAAATGCTAGTAAAATCAATGCCGGCATATTAAACACTGCTTTGGTCACCATCCAAGGCGCAAACGGTCGCCTTAAAATGAGCGGGAACCGTCTTCAAGTGTTCGCAAACAAAACGGATGGTTCGCTGTATGAACGTGTCAGCCTTGGCGACGTCAATGGTGATGGGTCAGTCTATGGCTTGCGCGTTCGTGGCGCCGATGGGCAAACGGTATTGCTTGACGAAAATGGCGTGAAGCGCGAAGGAATCACCGACGGGTCGATCACAAACGAAAAAATCGCCGATGACGCAAACATCAGCGGGACGAAGCTCGATATCGCCAGCGTGGTGACCGAGATCAACGAGGGAACAACGACAATTCAGTCATCAAAAATTTTCTATAATGGAAAGACGCTTGACGTTCAGCTGGGCAACATGGTGAACACAGTCACCGCGCAAGGTCAAACCATCACGAACCATGAAACACGGATTACAGCGACCGAACAGGAATTGTCTACAAAAGTTTCCGTCTCCCAATATCAGCAAGATCAAGCGGCTCTATCATCGCAATTGTCGCAGATGAGCACGCAAATTCAACAGCAAGCGAACCAAATCGCTTTAAAAGCAGATGCGGCAAACGTCTATACGAAGTCGCAAATCGACGGGCAGTTCACGGCTGTAAATACTCAAATTTCGAACCTGTCCGCACAATTGACGCTACAAGCCGACCAAATTGCGACGAAGGTCTCAAAGACAGAGTTTGAGAGCTTACAGATTGGCGGGCGGAATCTAATTAAAAATAGTGCATTTGAAAAAGGGGATTATAACGGTTGGAGTAATTCTGGTTCACCACCTACTAGAACTGTAGTTGATATTAATGATTTGCCGGGATTTACAAAGGCTTTAAAAATCACGACAAATGCCGCAAACCAAGGTATTTTGCAAACAGTACCAGTTGTACCCAATCAAGAATATACACTATCTTGGTGGGCAAAAGATGAGGGAGGATTAAATGATAATCACATTCAAGTTTATTACACTGATTTGAATACAGGTAACACAGTATATCTTGTTACAGGAACGATCAGAACATTAAACTGGCAGAGATATACATGGAACAGAAAATTTAATGCTAATGCAATTACTATTCGAATAGGACGCGGTGGAGGTTATTCTAACTATGGTACAACCTATTTTACTGGCTTAAAACTAGAACTCGGCAACCGTGCCACCGACTGGACACCTGCTCCAGAGGACACACAATCACAAATCGACGGTCTTGGCTCCCGCATGACCACCGCCGAAACGTCCATCACACAGCTTTCGAACCAAATCGCGCTCAAAGCGAACCAGTCGACAGTGGACAATTTGACAAACCAAGTCACCAGTTTGTCCGCACAATTGACGGTGCAAGCCGGACAGATCGCGACGAAGGTCGAGAAAAATGGCGTGATTTCAGCGATCAATCAGACGGCTGAACAGATCAAGATTCAAGCGTCGAAGGTCGATCTTGCTGGATATGTGACGTTTACGAATTTAAGCACACCGGGGCAGACGACGATTGACGGGGGGAATATTACAAGCGGCTATATTAGCGCAGATCGAATTGCGGCTGGTTCTATTACCGCACAGCATCTTGCCATCGCCGACTTCACGAATCTTTCACAGATTGATGAAAATTCAAATCCGAATGGGAATACTGTAGTAACTGTCAATGGCAAAAAATATTTTCGGGTAGGACCGGGATCGTATGCACGGATAATAATAGCTAGATCAAAAATGGTTGAGTTTAAAACGAATGACGAATACTATATTCGCTTCAGTGGATACCGTGAAACGGAAGTTTCGGCAGTGAATTTTATCGTCAGGCGTTATTATACTGATGGATCGTGGGCCGATGCAGGAAGTGTGAATGTGACGCCTGGTACTTCTAGCGGCATAATAGAAGCGAATTTGCAGATCACTACATCTGTAGATGAAACAAAAACAATAGATCATATAGATTTTTTCTTACAAAAAGATCAAGGTACTACGGGATATTTCTATGTCGCTGATATTGAACTGCGGAAACGCTTTGCGGGTATGCTGATCGTGGATGGTACTATTACAGCTGCGAAGCTTGCGGCAAAGTCTATCACCGCTGACAAGCTGAATGTGACGTCACTGTCGGCGATTAGTGCGGATTTGGGGACGGTGACGGCGGGGACGATAAAAGGGCTTACTATTGAGGGTGGTACAATCAACGGCACGAGTGGATTATTTACAGGAAGCCTCATAACCCAAGACCCGTCAGATAATTCGGAACACCCATCCAAAACCGAGATCACTTATGATACTTTTTCCCGACGAGTGAATAACGCTGAAGATGAATATTGGACATCGGTATTGATTGGTTCAAGCATTTCCATGACCAAGTATGACTATAGTGGTTTGTTCGGGCCAAAGCCGAACTCATATATCAGCGGGGGCTTTTCGATAAGTGAAGAAGGAATCAATTTTGGTGTTCGATCAGCATCTCCTAGTGGTTGGTATAATGTGACGATAGATTTGGATGGAATTCACTATTCATACCCAGACGACGCAGTTTTCAAAGAAATACTTTTTAGGGATACGGATATAGCTTTCAATACCGCTATTTCAGCAAGTAGATATTTTAGCGGAACTGGTTATTTCGATGGAAATGGCGCTAGTTTGCGTCTAAATACTGATAGCACAAGCGCATACATGCAATCAGAAGCTGTTTACAATCGGACGTATTCAGGAACGGCGAATGTCTACGTCACTACCAACGGAGTAATCGGACGCATCACCTCTGCAAGAAAATACAAAGAAGACATACAAGAAGTGGATTTGTCGAACGGGTATGCTGAACGGATTCTTCAACTCAAGCCAAAGAGCTGGTTCGACAAAACAGAGATTTCGGAGAATGGTGGAAACACCACCGGGCTCGATAGAAGATACGGGCTGATAGCTGAAGATGTCGTTGAAGCCGGACTTCCTGAATATGTCGTCTTTACACCTCCCGACGAAAACGGACGGCGTGAAGTCGATGGAATTGCTTATGATAGGCTTTGGACGTTGCTTATTCCAGTTACAAAGTCATTGAAAGATGAACAGCAAACAATGAAAGATGAAATCGAGTGGTTAAAACTCGAAAATCAATATTTGAAACAAAAAATTCAGCAGTTGGAGGCGATGGTCCATGATTATAAAAATTGAAAAAGCCAAACTTGCGCCGATTATCAATCTACTTTACGATTTACCGCTCCGTGGTAAGCAAAGCCGACATCGCACGAAGTTTATTAAACTATTACACGAACGACATGAAGAATATCGGGAGGACATCAAGCAACTGCTAAAAGAACATTGTCACCTTGACGAAAATGGAGAGCCAAAAATAAAAGAAGATAATACCTACGATGTGAAGGATATTGACGCATATTTAAAAGACAAAAAAGAACTAGACGAAGAAGAAATTGTCATCGAGGGTGGAGATGCACAAGAAATGCTTAAAACGGTTAAAGAAATCTTGTTCAATTGCGATCGTGAATTTAGCGGGCAAGAAGCGATGATCTATGACTATATTTGTGAAAAATTTGAAGAAGGGGAGAAAGAATAATGAACGTTCAAATCAATAACATCAACATTCGCTATGAAGATGGGCAAGTCTCTGGCGCCCAAATCTATTTCAACGGCTCGAATGAAGACCATTCGATCAGTTTGAGCGGATATGTTCCTCTCTCTGCGGAAGAATTCAATCTGAACATCGCGGAACTTCAAGATCTTGTGAAAACCAAAATCGTTGAAAGGTTACAAGAAACCCCCGCTGAGTGATCGGCGGGGGTTCCGTTTAGGAAAGGGGAGTGAAGAGAATGGAACACGCATATCGAATCACCATGTCCGTCATCGGCGGCATAGTCGGTTATTTGTGGGGAGGATGGAGCGCGTTGCTGGGAATCTTGCTTGCTTTCGTTGTCATCGATTACATTACCGGTTTTATCGCCGCCGGGGCGGAAGGAAAATTGTCCAGCGAGGTCGGGTTCAAGGGGATTGCGAAGAAGATTCTTATTTTCGTTCTTGTTGCCGTGGCCCATCTTCTCGATGAAGCGCTCGGCGGGAACAATGACATTTTCCGGGATGCGGTGATCTTTTTCTACCTCGCGAATGAGCTGCTGTCGATCATCGAAAACTGCGGCAGGGCCGGGTTGCCGATACCGGAAGTTTTGAAGAATGCGGTTGAGATATTGAAGGGGAAAGGAGAATCGAAATAATGGGCTATATCGTCGATCTCTCCCATCACCAAGACCCAAAGCGGATTGACTATGATACTTTCGCAAAACATCTCGATTGGGCGATCATCCGAACACAGTACGGGTCAAATACAATTGACCGGCACTACAAAACCCACCATGCCGAGCTCCGAAAACGTGGGGTCCCTACCGCGGCATATGCTTGGGTTCGTGGCGTATCGATTGCGGACATGCGGAAAGAAGCCGAAGACTTTTACAAGCGGACACTGGAAGCCGTAGAGCCAACGTTTTGGTTTTTGGATGTCGAAGAAAAGTCGATGGAAGACATGCGCGCCGGTGTGTCGGCATATGTTGCAAAACTGCGCGAACTTGGCGCGAAGAAAATCGGAATCTATATCGCGCATCATCTCTACAAAACTTTCGATCTCAATCTTGACGAAGTGGATGCGGTATGGATCCCGCGTTATGGCGCAAACAACGGCAAACCCGACAAAAAGCCGGATTTTCCGTGTGATATTTGGCAATATACGAGCGCCGGCAGGGTTCCGGGGTATGACGGTGACTTGGACTTGAACATGATTGTCAGCGACAAAAACCTCGACTGGTTCACGGGGGCCAAGGTCGAAGCCAAGCCGCAGCCGAAACCGAAACCGGCGCCAAAACCCGCTCCGAAAACGTCGTATACCACATATACAGTCAAAAAGGGCGATTCCCTCTGGAAAATCGCTCAAAAATACAAAACCACCGTTAACGAGCTTGTGAAACTGAACAAAATCAAAAACCCGGACCTCATTTATCCCGGCCAAAAGCTGAAGATCCCCGGGAAGGTGGCCGATAAGCCGGCTTCCAATCCGAAGTACCACACGGTCAAAAAAGGGGACACGCTTTGGGGGATCGCCAAAAAGTATGGAACGACTGTAAATAAGTTAGTGAGCTTAAATAAAATCAAAAACCCGGATTTAATCTTCCCTGGGCAGAAGATCCGCATTAAGTAATTTACCCTGCCATTTGGCAGGGTTTTTTATTTTGTAAGAAATAGATTTTTTACTAATTCACTATTATTTCCGTTAGGAAGATTCCTTCCTTTTTTAGATAATTAAAAACCGTTTTTTTATTCAATGGTGTTGCTTCTGTTCCTTGCGTATCTCTGATCGCATATACGCAAAGATCATCATTTTTCCGCCAAACTGTTTCCCAATCCATTTTTACCTTATACAAATACTTTTTATCACATAAAAAGTTTAGGAGTTTTATAATAAGCCTACGATCATCATGTATAACATGACCGTTTTGTGTAAATCGAATGGTATATCGAGCATTTGTAACTAAATAATTCTCACCTTCGCGAACTAATTCAACATCAATACGGTCGTTAAATTTTTCAAATATGTCATTCACAACTTCATTTTTTAGTTTTTCTACCATCTCATTTATTTCCTCTATCGACGCATTTTCTCCTATCATTTTTTCCGCATAATCAAAAAAGTCAATACTATCTTTTACTCCTTCAATTACAGCATCAAAATCAACTGGAGCTTCGTTTTCCGTTTTTACTTGGTTTACAATTGCCTGAACATACGATTGAATTGCTTTTGCTACTTGCTCTTGATTAAAAAACCAATTAATCGTTTTCATTTTTCACCATCTCCTCCTCAATCTTTTCTTCAAAGAATTCATAAAACCATTGTGAAAATGACAGGTATTTTCCGTTTTCTGATCCGTTTCGAAGCCCATCGTGGTACAATCCGGCCAAGTTTTTCATATCGTTTTCATCCATAGAAGGCTTTCCCATAACTTTTCGTACAAGATCGTCTAGAACGGGGTTTTCCAATTCTTCCCGTACATGGTCAAGGACCCATTCAAAGTCATCCTTGACCGGGATCATTGTAAGCTCTCCGGCGTATACACGTCGGGCCTCACGCTCGGTGATTAGCCACGCTGCTCCGGATTTCCGGATTTCCGATGTGCGGAATTTGCCCCGTCGGATGTCTCGGATGACTGAGTTTTGGGGCAGACCGAATTCTTGCTCGATCTCTCTGGTTGTTTTAACTTTGTATAGGAACATTTCCATCCTCCTTTTTTTGTGTTTGGCAGGAATTCCTACCTTGTCAACCTTTTTTAAATTTTTCTTTTTCCCGCCAGGATGGTTTGCCGAGCGGGAGTGATAATAAGGTTTAGCTTTCTACCATGTATGATGTCGTTCAACTTTTGTCGATCCGTCCGGCATCGCGTATTCTACAACGATGTCGAGATCGCATTCTTCCTCTGGATCGCTGCATTCTTCCGTCCATCGGGAGATTTCTACCGGCTTTCCGGTTTTCTTGGCTTCATCAAACTTTGCCTGCAGGATCCGTTTTTGGGCTTCTTCTTTTTCTTTTTTTGCCTTTATTCGTGGATCTGCAACTTCTTTTGCTTGTTGATAGGTGAACTCGTCGCCAAACCGGTTGACAAGTTCACTATCAACGATCATCCCCCAGCCCGACACATATCGGGCCAATCCGAGTTCCTTCAAGAGGTCCGCCGCAACGCCAACAACTTCCCACCCCGAAAGATACTCGCCATCGTGGAAATGTACTTTAATTTTTTGTTTGCCAGTGATGATGCGTTGCTTTTCTTCCTCGCGTTTCCGTTCCGCTTCTTTTTTTGCCTCTTCTTTTCGTTGGGCAATAATTTCCGCCGCCTTTTCTGCACTTTCATGTGTAATCGCAACATTGGATGCTTTGATTCTTAATGCTGTTAATAGCTCGTCAGAATAACTTTGGTAATACCACCCGTGTTGCGGGTGTTTTCCGACAATTGCAGTACCTTGCACCCCATTCACATCCAAGACGATCGTTTGATCATCGACCAAAACCTTGAAAATCACTTTCTTACCTTTCACATCTTTAACGAACTCGGCAACTTTCATTTTTTTCCTTCCCTCCATGATTTGAATTCCTATCATCTTCTGATTCTATAATACGATATGAATTCCTATCAGTCAATACCTTTTCAAAAATTTTTTTAGATTTTTTTAGAAAAAAACAGCACGGCCGAAGCCGTGCCAAAATCCTCCCAGTTCTTTTTTTCAATCACCACCCGCCATAACAATACAAGAAGATGGGGGATCCTTCAAATCGCAAAAATTTAAAAATGCCGGCTGATTTTTGCATTTTCACTTAAGAAAAATAAAAAATTACCACCCGAAAGGGTGGTATTAATTTAATTTAATAGTAATTTTTTTATCACTCCAAAAGCTAGGAGTGAAAATAAGTTCAAGCCCTTTGTCTCCCTTGGGAGCTTCGAAGGAAACGGTCCCTTCGACTTTTCCGCCGGGAGCTAGTTCGCCGGCTTCCAGCGCTGTATCGGAGTCGACCGTGATAAAGCCAGGATCGACAATGTTACCTTGGCTATTTTTTAGTTGGAAATCAAACGGGTTGTAGTCAACATTATCTTTTCCGCCGTTTTCGATCCGAACATGAACGATTATAAATTCATGTCCTGATTTTGGCTGTTCAAATTCATCCCCGTTTGACTTATCCACTTTGGTGACCGTCAGCTTGTGATCGCCAAGCTGGATGGTATCACCGACTTTGAATATTTTATTCTCTTCTTTCTTTTCTTCACTCTTTTTCTCTTGTTGGTTCTCGGCGACCTTTTTCGGTTCATCGCTGTCATCATCCCCGGATCCGGCAGTGGCAACGGCGCCGATCACGAGGATGACGATCAGCCAAAACCACCAGCGTTTGAAGATGGATTTTTTCTTTTCCAAGATATATCCCCCTTTTTGGCAAAATTTTCATCTCAATAGTACAACATTTTTCGGGATCCGGGAAGGGGGGGTTCAAAGAAAAAAGACATCCCAAAAAAAAGGGATGTCTAAAAATCCGCCCATTTTTTACCAACATTTTGGTTCAGATAAAATACCCCAATGGGGTAGCGCCATTTCTTTGTGTAAAATTTGTGTAAAATGATTTGAAAAACATTTCAAATTAATTCCGACCCCAAAAAATAAAAAACGCCGCAGAAACGTTGAAAGATCAACATTTCTGCGGCGCCTGCCGGCTGCTCGCTCCGGCAGATTCCTTAGTCATTACGTCCCGGGCGGACGTTTAACAAGCCCGGGAAAACCTTAACATTTAAGGATTTTTAGTTCTTTATGTGTAAAATTTGTGTAAAACAATTATTTCGGTTTTGATATACCCCTTATACCCCTAGGCATACATCTTCTTGAAAATATTTGATGCCAATTTTTCATCCCGTTGCCGTAATTCTTTGATGACGTGCGAATACGTGTTCATTGTCACGTCGATGCCGCTGTGCCCCAACCTTTCGGATACGTAATATATTGAAACCCCTTCATAAAGCAGTACACTTGCATGTGTATGCCGGAGGCCGTGGACGCTGATCGGTTCGATATCCAACTCCTTTAAAATCTTTCCTAGTGCCTTATTTGCGGCGTTGTTTGAAATCACCTTATATTTAGAGTGTGGCGAATAAAAAACAAGCCGCAAAACATTATCCGGTGTTTTTTGGAACAGATCATCGAATGCTTTCATAGTTTTCGGGTCCATACTTATTACTCGATTTGACTGTTCGTTTTTGGTTGGCCCCCAGCCTTCGTGCATATTGCCGTAGTATCCCCAGGTTTTATTAATGCTGATTGTATTATTATTGAAATCAAAGTCTTTACGGGTCAACCCGACCATTTCCCCAAAGCGCATCCCAGAGGTTAGACCTAGCAAGAGGAGATAATATATCAGGCCTTCATCTAATTTCTCATATAAGGCCTTCAGAAGCCGTTTGCTTTCCCCGTAATTCAAATACTTTTCTTCTTTACTTTTCCCGCTCTTTCCGCCTATAACGGCTCCTCTCGTAAAATCTATCCGGATATATCCCTCTTCAATTGCCGTTTTTACAGCAGATCGAATATGGGTATTGATCTTTTTGACTGAATTTTTCGAATGGGTCTCACCATATTTATTTAAAAATTCTTGGTAAGACCTCTTTGTGATTTTTTGAATGGGGACACCACCAAAATATTGACGGAGAGTTTTTAGAGTGACTTTGTATCTTTCCAGGGTGTTATTAGAAATATTTGTTTTATATGTGTCCAGCCAATTTTCGAAGTATTCGTCAAAGGCTATTGGGGTCAAAATTGGAATAACACCTTTTTGTAATTCAGCTTCAATTTGGGAAGCAGCTAGTTGTGCTTCTTTTTTTGTTTTAAAACCTCCCTTCCGGATCGGTTTTGATTTCCCATTGACGACCCGGCTGATAGTGAATTGCCAAGTATTTCCGCGTTTTTGGAAGCTGGCCATTCTTCATCCCCTTTCCTTTGAATAAAAAATTAAGCGGGATCCCCGCGTTTTTTATTCCAGTTTTACTAAATACAAAATAACCTTCGCGTAAATTTTTAAGTCGTTCTGTGTATCATAAGGAACGACAAGATCTCTAAATTTCCGATCTGTTGATTCGGGACTGAAGATCAGCACTCGATCCTCGTCATCCCTCCTAAATCTCTTCATGCTATATTCCCCGTCATAGCTAAAAATCACAATATCATCATCTTTCACTTCCTCCAGTTCAATCGGTTTGCAGATTACGAATGAATGGTTCGGAATGATCTTATTCATGCTCTCGCCATTTACCTTCATGGCGAAGAGTTTTTTATTATCGGCATATTTGCCGAGCAGTTTTCTTGAAACCGTCACAGTCTCAAGATTTTCGTCTGTAACAGGTTCCACAGCAAATAAGGCACCGGCAGCAATGTTGCCGAAGAACGGAATTTCTCTATTTTCAATGGTTTCTTGTTTGCTGGATTCTGGATTGATAATACCATCTTCCGCCATCCGTTCGAGGTCGTCGATAGTTATGCCAAGTCCCTTGCATATACTGATTACATTGTCGATCGATGCCTTTCCAATGCCTCTTTTTAATATCGACTGTAATGTTGTCGGCGGGATATTGATATATTCTGCAAACTGTCTTTTGCTCTTAAATTTTTCGTCAATCAATTTGGATATTATTTCTTCTCTCCTCACTGCCCACAAACCCTCCTTCATAACTTATACGATTTTTCGTACACGAAAAATATATCATATGTGTAATTATATGTAAAGGAGGATTTTTACTCAATTTCGCATATTTTTTCCATGTTTCTATTGACATATAACGAAAATGCGTTTATTCTAAAGGTAGACAAACGAAATTGCGTATACTTCCAAAAGGGGGTGCCAAATAATGTACAGGAATTTGCGGGCTGAAATGGCAAGAAACGGGTTGACGATGGGAGATTTGGCGAAGGCGTTAAACGTTAGGCGCGCGACGATCAGCGACAAGATAAACGGGAAGTACCGTTTCTACTATGATGAATGCTTGAAGATCAAAAAAACATTCTTCCCGGACTTGTCGATCGAGTATCTGTTTGAAAAAGATGAGGAAAAACGGAAGGAGGTAAGTTGAATTGAATACATTACAAGTTTTTAAGAATCCTTCTTTCGGACAGTTAACTGTAATCATTGAAAGTGGCAAGGAACTTTTCAAACTCGAGGACGTCGCATGGGCTCTTGGTTATACCAAAGAGGCCAAAGGCAATCGCTATTTAAGATGGGAGCGAATCAGCAATATTCTGCAAAAGCTTGATATATCAACGGTTGTCCGCGATGGACAACAATATATAGACGAATCGGGGCTATATGATTTCATTTTTGAATCGGGGACCGAAAAGGCGCGAGAATTCAGGAAGTGGGTAACAGCCGAAGTCCTTCCAACCATCCGAAAAACCGGCGGGTATGTGGCAAACGACGAGGTATTCATCGAAACGTACCTCCCGTTTGCGGACGAGCAGACCAAACAAACCTTCAGGGCGACTCTGGCTCTTGTCCGCAAACAAAATGAGCAGATCGCTCTCATGAAGCCGAAAGCAGATTATTTTGATGCGCTGGTGGATCGGAATCTACTCACGAATTTTAGAGACACAGCGAAAGAGCTTCATATCGGTCCGAAAGCATTTATCGAATGGCTACTTGAGAAGAAATATATATACCGAGACACAAAAGGCAAGTTAAAACCATATGCCCAATACGTCCCGGATCTCTTCCAGCTGAAGGAGTGGGAGCGGAACGGAAAAGCGGACGTGCAGACGTTGGTCACTCCAAAAGGTCGTGAAACCTTCCGTCTATTCCTTAAAAAGGAGGTTTCGGGGTAATGCAGCAAATCAAAACCGAGATTACCATTCCGATTCCGCCGGATATGGTTATTATATCCAAGGCGGAATTGGAAGAATTAAAACAGAAAGAATTAACCGGTGTATATTGGAGCATGAAAGATCTAGTGAAACGAATCAATAAAAGTGACCGCTGGATAAAGGAAAATATCCTTTATCAGCCGCGTTTCCGAAAAATCCTAGATTCAGAGAATGGCGGTCCTGTGTACTACCCAAAGAACCAGGGCCAAACCTGGAGCTTTCACGCTCCTAGGATGGCGAAGTTTTTGGATGATTATTTCCAAGTCATTTTTGGGGGAGGTGACTGACGTGGACATGACTATTGATGAATTAATTACCTATTCAAACAGATTTAATGAGATCATCAACTCCAGGTCCTCGGACGACGTCAAAGACCAACGCCTGGCAAACCTGATGTCCGATCTGGAGAAAGCCTATCGGATCCCGTTCTTGAGGGATGAGGATTTTGAGAAGAAACACCCAAGGCTGATGGCGTTCTATAGAAGTGTATCTTATGCCAGAAAACTAGATTAGGAGGTTGAATTTATGGAAATCACCATCGAACGCACAAAAAAAGGCCTTCCCGCCTTGTGGGAGTATGGAGGTGGGAAGACCAACACGGGCTATGCCCGAATCATTGCAAATGGAGATGGATCCCCCAAGAAGCCGATTTATATCCGGCGCCGGGGACCACTGGCAAATGAAGATCATGCTCTTTTTATTATAGCACCTGGGGATATTATTGTGCAAGCGTCCCATCATCGTGAAGATTTTGCGATCCAGATTCTCCGGATCGCTGGAATCAGGCAGGAAGAGAACATAGCGATTGTAGAACAGATCCGAATGTACGACATGGGAGAATGGGACGTGGAACCGCCGGAATATCTATTGCCGGCGATCGAAGCGGCGAAGGAAAAGGCAGTGTGCTACCACTGCCGCAGTCCGCACTATATAAAAACCGAATAGGCATGACACGGGCTTTGGCCCACCGTCACCGCCGGACTTGATTGCATGCTTGTTGGTTTATTGGCATGCTTCGAGTCCGGTTTTTTGTTGTCCAAAAATCACGAAAGGAGCGAAGACAATGAAAACTGTGGAACTTTCATTTGACGGTCATTTCCTCGTTCAGGATATGGAAAAAGCGTTCGCCGAAGTGGTCTGTATTGTTGATTGTTTGCAGCACATCACATGCAAAATCCACCAGCAAGATTATGCCGGGGCGCTGGTGCACATCGATAATTTTCGGCGTTCGGTAGCAGAACTTAAGCGATTGAATGATCGGAAAAAGACATACGACCAAGTGCGGGATCTCCTTCAAGAAGTTCTGAAAGGCGGTGTTTCAAATGGCTGAATTCTTTCTCGTGCTGCTCGCGTTCTTTCTTGGACTGACAATGAGTCCTCTCCTGGAGGATCGGAAGCAATGAAGAACGGGAAGCGGCCGACGCGGAAGGAGAAAGAGCTCATGCAAAAATATGGAGTCAACCCGGAAAACTGGCTGGTTGTGAAACGGTTGAACGATCGGATTGTGATCGTTCACCGGGAAGTGCCAAGGATAAAAGAGTTGGAAAGGGTGTGAAGGATGGAAAAAGAAGTCGCTTTGAAATTTCAGAATTCCAAAATCCAGATTTCTCGAACCTCCGTAAAGACCACCACTCCTAACGGCGAAATTTTTGAAACCAAATATATCGTTACAATCGGGGATTTGGAGCAAGAAAAATATCTATCAATCATTCTTGAACGATATGATTTAGAGCGGGTAAACAAAGCAATCCTATACATGTTGGGAAAATAGTGATATCCACTAATCTTTGGCAATGCTAGGTCCGGAGTTAATAGCATTAGGTCCGGAGATTTAAGAGGTGAAACCATGGTGCTGGAACATCCTGTTGTAACTGCTATACGGCGGTATGGGTATCCTGAACCAGAACCCGAAAAGACGGCGCCAAAGGATTACTTCGGGGATCCCATTTCCCCAGGGGACAACATCGTCCGGTTCGATGATGAAGTTATTCTGGAAGAAAACTTGCGCCGGTACCTGGAAGAGGTTTGGGGAGCGGAATATACGATTGCGGAGTGAGGAGGAAGAATGATGAAATTATACGAACTTACGGAAAGCTATCTAAATCTCTTGGAAATGGCAGAGCAGCTCGACGAAGAAACCTTCCAAAATACTTTGGAATCCATCCAAGAAGAATTGGAGGACAAAGTTGAGCATACCGCCAAATTCATCCGGTGCCTCGAGGCTGATATCGCAGCCATCAAGGAGGAGGAAAAACGCCTCGCCGATCGGCGCCGGGCCCTCGAGGAAAAAGCGGACCGAGCAAAGGACTATCTCAAAGATCAGCTCATGAAAGCAGGAATTGAAAGAGTGAAACGCCCGACGATTACGGTGGCGATCCAAAACAATCCGCCGTCGGTGGATGTGATTGACGAAACGCTTATCCCGGATGACTTTTTGATTCCGCAACCAGCGAAAATCGACAAGAAAACCATTCTTGAACGGTTGAAAAACGGGGAAGAAGTTCCGGGTGTGACATTGAAACAAACGAAAGGATTGAGGATTCGATGAGTGAAAAACAAGCAAATTCTCTATCCATCATCGAAAGCGTGGACATTAGCGCGGTGCAATCGACACTCGCTAAAATCAGTCAGTTTCAAATGGTCATCCAGAATACATTGAAAAAAGACCACGATTACGGAGTTATTCCAGGTACTCCGAAACCTACGCTGTACAAGCCTGGGGCCGAAAAAATCCTCATGATGTTTGGAGTTACGAGCGAGTATGAAGTCATCGAGCGGGTCCAGGATTATGAAAATGGATTTTTCGCTTTCACCGTGAAGTGCTTGATCTACAAAAACGGCGTGAAAATCACCGAAGGGTTGGGCCATTGCAACACTAAGGAACCGAAATATTACCAGCGAAAAGACGGAACTTTGCAAGACCCATATGGTAACGCCAATACCGTTTTGAAAATGGCAAAGAAAAGAGCCCAGATCGACGCTACCCTGACGCTTGCCAGCCTATCAGAAGTGTTCACGCAAGATATTGAAGACATGCAAGAATTCATCCAGACGGAACAAGTGGAGACAATGACAGCGCAAGACGCAGCAAAGATAAAACTCACATTCGGCAAACACAAAGGAAAAACCTTGAAAGAAATCTACAAGGCCCATCCTGACTATCTGGAATGGTTACTTAAACAAGACCGTACCGATCCGGTCATCAAGAAAGGCATTGAGCTGATGTTCCAGGCCGTCGAGGAACAAAAGAAGCAGAAACAGGAACAAACGAACGATGTTCCTGACGAAGTCAAGGAAATGGCTGATGACATAGAGGTTGTAGACGAAGAAATACCCTTCGAGTGATGGAAGATGGAATACAAATTCGAGATACCACACATTTTCAAATGGATGGCCAGGGGCGACAAAAAGAGATATGTCGAGTATGTGAAGAACTATTTCGCCCTGGTCCATCCCGGCTTAAAGCCGGTGAGGGTTGAAGGGCGATACGTAATTTGCATCAGGAAGGAGTGAACAAGATGGCTAAATACAGATACGTTCATGTTTCGTTTTGGCAAGACGCAAAGGTTTTAGAAGAAATGACACCAGAAGATAAATACTTCTACATTTACCTTTTGACCAATCCGAACACTACGCAGATCGGCATTTACCAAATCACCAAAAAGCAAATGGCATTTGAATTGGGATACTCGATCGAATCGATCAACAGCTTGGTAGAACGATTTGAGAACGTCCATAAGGTCATTAAATACAATCCGCAGACAAGGGAAATTGCTCTTTTGAACTGGGGGAAATACAACCTCATTAAAGGCGGCAAACCTGTGCTGGACTGCATCGAGAGGGAGTTGATGGAGGTGAAAGACACCTCATTGATCGGATTGGTTGCAAGAAAAATACCTAACGAAAGTATCAGAGAGTTGTTTCTTCGATACGCTAACGATACGTCATACGATACGTACAACGATACGTTAGACGATGCGTCAACGATACGTACCACGTTAAGTGGGGAAAAAGAAAAAGAAAAAGAAAAAGAAAAACAACAAGAAAAAGAAAAGGATACGGTATCTGAAGTTGGCGTTAAGGCGTTAAGGTTTTATGAAAAAAACTACGGATTTTTGAATGGTTTCATCACAGAAAACATCATCACTTGGTGTGAAGATCTTTCTGATGAACTAGTCATCTATGCAATGCAGATTGCCTTAAAAAACCAAAAGCCATTTAGTTATGCAGAAGGAATATTACGAAACTGGTTGACGCAGAATGTAAAAACTCTTGACGATGCAAAAGCTTTGGAAAGAAAATTCAAATCTCAAAAACAAGAAAATATTCAGGGCCGCGATGTCCCACGGGATTCCGAAATAGACTTTTCAGCAGGAGAGGATGAAAATTGGTCCCTGAAAAATCCCTTTTAGGCTGTTTCATCAAGGCGGATTACCTTCTCAAGGATACGCTTATTAAACCGAGCCATCTGGAAGACAGAAGGCATCAAGAATTGCTCAAAACGATGTTCCGGTTGGCCCAAGAAGGGAAGCCTGTCGATTTAGTCACTCTTTCGACAATCAAGAATCTAAACGAAGTCGGTGGAATTTCCTATCTTAATGAGTTGGCCGCTTACGCAGATATTGAGAAATTTGAAGAGATTGAAGAATTGGTTTTGGATGCCTGGAAAGAGCGAGAAAAAAAGAACATCCTTGTCAAAGCGGCGGAAAACGATTGGCCGGTAGACAAAATCATTAGAAAATTGGATGCCATCAACCAAGTAAAAATCGATGATTACCAACCTTTGAACGAGATTCTGAAAGATTTGTATGAACTCCCTTGGAAAGAAAAGCCCTTTCAGAAGGGCATCACGACAGGAATCAAAAAGCTCAATGATTTGACCAATGGATGGCAAGACGGCGAAGTGACCATCATTGCCGCCAGACCATCGATGGGAAAAACCGACGTCATGCTTCACTTTGCCAAACAAGTCGGATGGTCCGGGAACTTGCCGATCATTTTCTCGCTCGAAATGCCGGCCGTTCAATTGACTACCAGGCTCATTGCATCGACGGGGAACCTGAACCGCAACAAATTGCGGGATCCCCGAAAATACCTTTCGGACGAGCAGAAACGACAATGGGCGAATATCATCGGGATTTTGGGAAAGGCAAATATCCAAATATTCGATGGGCCTGGGCAAAGCGTGGCTGAGATCAGGGCGAAAACAAGAAAGGTGATCAATCAATATCCAGACAAAAAACCTGTTATCTTAATCGACTATTTAACCCTGATCAAACCAAGCCATTTTTACGGAGGCAACGCTCATCAGCAAGTGACAGAAATTTCGAAAGACCTGAAAGCCATGGCGAAAGAATTCAATTGCCCGGTCATCTGCCTTGCGCAGCTAAATCGGCAAGTCGAGCAAAGGGCCGAGAAACGCCCGATGATGTCAGATATCAGGGAATCAGGCAGCATTGAACAGGACGCAGACGTGATCATCTTCTTGTACAGGGAAAAATACTACAAGCAAGATTCAGAGAATGACAGTTTGGAACTGATCATAGCCAAAAACAGGAATGGCCCAATCGGAACCGTGACAGTCAGGTATAACGAATATACGGGAGCGATCGAAGATGAAGGTTAAAGAGCTTTATCAAGACGCTCTAACATATGAGGAATCACCGCTGGCCCATTATCTGCTGCACATGATTCAAGAAAATCTTGTTTCGATGGACGATGACATCTCTGCGATTGATTTCGATAGGGCGGACCATCGAAAAGTTGCAGAAATGATCGAACGGAACGTCCTGGGGATCAAAAAAATCTGCATTTTTTCGCTCAAAATGGACCAAGAAAAATTTTGCTTCATTTTCGCCGGAAGCGAGAAAGAAGCGATTGAGTACTACAGGAAACATTTCAAGAAAGAGCCCATGAATTGCATCGAACAGACCTTGGATTTTGAGATTATCAGAGGGAACGAAACAACCACATTCCGGGAGTTACGAAAAGAACACGAAAAATTCCCGGCAATCGCCGGATTTTTTGAAAGGAGGATTTAAATGGGCGCTCTCTATAAGGCCACAACCCTCATGCAAGACTTAAAAAAGCAAGCTATGATCGACGAATTGGTCAAAATGGGCATAATCAAAAACCCGGCTGCATTGGCGGAAAAAGACTATGACGACATCAAACAGCTGCTTGCCGCGGCGCTAGTGAAAATCGAAAGCAAGGAAAATGAGTGGTTTTGAGGTGAGCATATGAACGGGGAAAGCATGGCAATTACATCGCTGGAAAACCAATACATGACCAAAGAAAGGCAGAACGTGGTGATCATACTCGAAGATTTGGATTTCATCTGGGACGAAAAAGACCTGATCCGGCTTCGGGAAATGTATGCGGATGGCGCCAACATCTGGCAAATGAACGAAGTGTTTCAGCGGGAGAATGAGCTAGAAATTCTGCTGGCGCTCATACATCTTTGGAAAATAGGACGAATCAAGGGGATTGATTTAAAGCGGGTTTTCGGGAAGACAAAAAAATGTCAACCCGAAGGGAGTTGACGAGAAAATGACAAAGCCGTGGATGAAAGAACTGCCGTTGGAAATGAGCTTATTCGGCCCTGTTTGTCCATTCTGTGGTGAGATAAAAACTCACTTGGTGACAAAACTTTTCCAAGAGGGAATCGGCTGGATCTGCGAAGATTGCCGGAAATATGAGACCGTGAAGGATATGTATGTGCCACCTACTTTGAAAGAGTACAAATGTCTCCGGAGGTGTCGGAATGAGTAAAATCCACGTTCTACCAGACGAAAATTTGGGCGGTGTGTTGCGAGAATATGTCGAGGTTGATCGCGAAGCAAATGTCGGCGATAAAATCGTTATCGTCAACCCTCACGAATGTCAATTCGGAGATAGCTATACGAAAGGTACAATCATGTCGGTTGAGAAAGCAAACGAAGACGGTGACGTTTACTGCGGAAAGTTTGACATAATCGAACAAAGCGAATATCAAACGCTCGAACCTACCGACATCGTACATGTTGATGGCAAACGCTATCGGATGATCGACCGCAAGGCGAAAGAGGGTGAAACGGTTATTGTATTCGGTCATTCAAACGAAAACGGAAACGGAGTTTTTAAGGTTGATGATGTCTATAAAGTTAATGATGCTATTAGTTACGTAGGAAAAGACATGAGAAATTACGCAGCGTCAAGTGAAGATTACCGTGTCCTCGAACCGCTAGCAGAAAAAGATGAAGCGCCTAAATCGGTACTTGATCTACTCGCACTGCCAGACGAAAAGCTGAATGGTATTTTACGTGAATATATCGAAGTCGAGCGGAAAGCCAATGCTGGCGAAAAGATCATCGGAAAGAATACGGGAAATATTTATACAGTGTTAAATGTATTCAGCAGTTTGATCGAAACCGATACACGACAGCGTATACATCATCGAGATTACTTTGTTTTGGAACCGACCGATATCGTTCGTATCGATGGCAAGCGTTATCGGATGGTTGATCGTGAGGCAAAAGTGGGTGATAAAATTATCATCGTTAAAAACCTCGAATATCGTGATTGGTTCAAAATCGGCGAAATAGCTATCGTAGAAGAAGTCGACAGCAACGGAGATGTTTTTGCTGATTTTAACGAAAACAAACGTGTTTATGGCGATGGGAAATGGTGCGTTGGTCGATTTTATTATTACGTCCTCGAACCGTTACACACTTGCGAAAATTGTTCTGTAGACTGCGTGAAAGCTGATGACGAATTGCCGAAAACAACCGACAACATGCTATCGGTGGACGAATCTGCCATCGACCTACTCGCCAATTTAGCACGACGGGTGACAAAGTTAGAACGCGAAAACAAAGAGTTGCGCCATCAGTCGCATAATCACCGATTGGATATCGAGCAGATTTACATTGACGTTAAATCTTTGCGCGAAAATGTTGATGTACTAGACGAACGCACACAACCGTTACTAGCACTTATAAAAGCGGTGAATGTGTTTGAAAATCCCGAGTTGTTGGAGGGTAAAAAATGAGAGATATTAAATTCCGTGCATGGGATAAAAGAAAACGAATCATGGTTTATCGAAACGAAAATGAGAGTGCTGATTATTGGGATGGAGTGCTTGGATCAGAAATAGAGATGATTAACGCACTGTTGAATGATTCTTCATATGAATTCATGCAATACACCGGCCTCCACGATCGAAACGGGCGGGAGATATATGAGGGGGATATCATCGAAGAATATGACGACGGTTTATATCATTGGGTTGTTAAATGGGATAACGAATGTGCTTGTTTTTACCTTCATGAACAAAATATAGGCGAAAAATTTTGTTTAGACGACCTTGTTTCGGTTGTAAATAAAGGAAAAGTGATCGGCAATATATTTCAGGAAGGTGATTTGCTTGATAGTGAAATATCAAAAGTCGATCGTGATTGAAAACACATGTAATTGCATAGTTAATGAAACAGAATTGAAAAATGCGATTATTTGGTATTCTGATAAACCTGTAGCTAGAATAAAAAAGATTTTTATGCAAGGAAATTATCCAGCTGTATCAATACATGGAGAAAAAATTCATGTTCATAGACTGCTTATGATGTACTGGTTAAAAAGAAAACTGGATACGAACGAACATGTCCATCACAAAGATCATAACAAATTAAATGCTTTAAAAGAAAATCTCGAAGTTATTGCTTCTTCGGAACATTTAAGCTCGCACAATAAAGGGAAGAAATTAAGTAAAGAACATAGAAAAAAGATTGCAGAAGCTAACAGAAGAAGAAAAGTGAAGTATAAAAAGCGTGTAAATATAGATTTGAACGAATTAAAAAGTTTACTTGATAAAAATTGGAGTATTAATCGTATAAGTAAATATTTTGGATGTGACAGAAGCACTATTAAAAATAGAATTTACGAACATCCCCATTTGTTGGAGGCGAAGGGAAATGAACTCTCGTGAAATCGATCGCCTTGTCGCCGAAAAGGTGATGGGGTGGAAACATGAATACATCGAAAAAATTGATAGATATGGATTTAGGGATGAAAAGGGGTTTTGGCACATAAATTTTCGCCCAACGGAAGATATCAAGAACACATTTATGGTTCTACAAAAATTCGACTTGGTAGATATTCAGAAAACAAAAGACTCTTACTTG